AAAAAACAAATTGAATCTATAAAGTTTGATACTTTTATTCAAGAAAATAATTTACAGGATAGAATAATTGATTTTATTTGGGCAGACATTCAAGGTGCTGAGATAAACTTAATTAAAGGAGGTAAAAACACTTTCAAAAATGTAAAATATTTTTATACTGAATATTCAAATGGTAATTTATACAAAGGAGATAAAGGACTGAAAGGTATTTTAAAACTATTACCAAACTTTGAAATAGAATGTGATTATCAAGGTGATGTACTTCTAAAAAATAAATATTTATGATTTTATCAATACTTATTCCAACTGTTCCACAAAGAGCAAGACTTTATTTAGAACTAATCACAGAACTAAATAATCAAATAGAAATGGCTAATGCCTTTGGACTTGTTGAAGTTATTACAGATGATGCACCGGTAGGAGCAAAAACAACAGGGCAAAAGAGAAACGATTTAATTAATTCAGCACAGGGTAAGTATGTTTGGTTTATTGATGATGATGACATGATAATGCCGAATGCTATTAATAACATACTGCCTGCATTAGAACTTAATCCAGATGCTTTGGCTATCAATGGAATAATGACTACAGATGGCAATAATATGAAACAATGGTATATCAGTAAAGACTTTGAATATAGAGCAGACTTTACAAAAGGATTTGAAATATACATAAGACCGACAAACCACATAACACCGATTAAAAGAGAAATAGCAAAGCAAGTTAAATTTAAGAATCAATCTAACTTTGAAGATTATGAGTATTGCATGGAACTTAAAAACTTAGGATTAGTTAAAACAGAAGTAGAAATAAAAGAAGCTGTTTATCATTACAGATATATTTCAACTAATAAATTATATTAATGAAAATTGCCTTTTGCACATACGCAAGTAAATGTTACAAGTATTCTTATGCAGATGCTGATCGGTATTTTAATTATGCAGATAGATTAAAAGATTCTTTAAAAGGTGTTGACTTTTATTTATTTACTGAAAATAACCTTAAACATCCTGGGCATGCAAACTTACCTTATTCATTTAAACCTTATGCTATTCAGCAACTTAGACAAGACTATGACATAGTAGTATGGGCGGATAGTTGTGTTTATTCAATTAAAGACTTAAACAAGTTTATTGAATACATAAATATAAATGGATTTGTATTCTTTGATAATATTGGATATACTATTGGTGACTTTACTTCTGATCAGTGCCTAACTAATTTTAATATGAGTAGAAAAGAATCCTTTGAGCACCCTATGATAATGGCTTGCTTAATGGGATTTAACTTTAAGAATCAGTTAGCCATAAAACTATTTAATGAGTATTTTAAAGCAACTCAAACATACGGAAACTATGAGGGTGACTGGACTAATGAATCAAATCAAGTTAGTATAGATAACAGGGTAAAAGGACACCGACATGATCAATCAGTCATGAGTATTATTTTAGCAAAAGAGAAAATAAAACCTTTGCACCCACATTCTACATTCTTTGCTTACTTTGGTAATCCTGGTCATTTACCTCATGCAGAATCAGTTTGTTTACTTAGTCAAGGATATTAATGATACAACTACTTGCAACTACTTACATATTAGCAAAGTACATCCCTAAGCCAAAACTACTAATGAGAAAACCTTTCACCTGTCCTTTATGCTTAACTTATTGGAGTTTTCTAATTTATCAAATAATTAATTTTACAGGTTATTTTGATTTATTGACTATTCCTTTTACCTTTGCTTTATTGGCATCACTAATTGAACAGATAAACGATAGGTACTTATTATGATTCCACAAAACATAGCAGAGCAGTTAATCAAATGGGAGCAAATGGGTAAAAATTACTCACCAACTTTTAATTGGACTGAACTAAACGAACTTGCTATTAAATGTGGGAACAGTCCTTTTAATTTAGGTTGTGGAGATTGCAGAAAACAACTTTTAGAATACTTACTTGCAGTTATAAAAGATGGAAGCAGTAAATAACCCAAAACACTATGGAGGAGATACAACCTACGAAGCTATTAAAGTAATAGAAGCATGGGAACTAAACTTTCATTTAGGCAATGTAGTTAAGTACATAAATAGAGCAGGTAAAAAAGACCTCACAAAGACAAAAGAAGACCTTTTAAAGGCACAATGGTATTTAGATAGATATATTGGTACTTTATAAATAAAATGGCTGAAAAGAAAGAAAATAACGAACAAAAGCGAACAGACGAAGCTAAAAGGATGTTATTGAATGCTTTAGAGAAACATTTGGGCATTGTAACACCTGCATGTAAAGAAAGTGGACTATCACGAACTCAGCATTATAAGTGGTTAAAAGAAGATAAAGAATACAGACAGGCAGTAAAGGAACTTGAGAATGTTGCTTTAGACTTTGCGGAGTCAGCATTGCACCAACAAATAAAAAAAGGTAATCCATTAAGCACTATGTTTTATTTAAAATGTAGAGCAAAGAAAAGAGGTTACATTGAGCAACACGATGTTAAGGTAACAGGAAATATGAAATTTACAGCAGACTTTGGCGAAAGCAGTATTATACAATCCACACAAGAATCAGAAGAAAATACATGATAGCATAAATAAAGAAAACCATAAGTACTACGTTATAAACATAGGTAGGCAGTTTGGTAAAACTTTATTAGCTATTAATCAAATGTTATTTTGGGCTTTAAATAATAAAGGCATTAGAATAGCATGGGTAAGTCCTATCTATAAACAATCTAAAAAAGTATTCGATGACTGTTTCAAGGCATTTGCCAAAAGACCTGAAATTTACAGAAAGGTTAATCAAAGTGAGTTAGTACTTGAATACATCACAGGATCAACTATTCAATTCTTTTCAGCTGAGAGATACGATAATATTCGCGGTTTCACGTTTGACTACTTAGTATGTGATGAGTTTGCATTCATGGATGAAAAAGCATGGACAGAAGTATTAAGAGCAACTGTATTGGTTAAAGGTAAAAAGGTTTTATTAATTAGCACCCCAAAAGGTAAAAATCACTTTTATAAGATGTACCAACTAAATGGCATAAATGAGCAGTATAAGTCTTTCACAATGACATCCTATCACAATCCAATGATTAATCCAAAAGAGATAGATGATGCTAAACTGACTTTGCCTGATATGGTATTTAGGCAGGAATATTTGGCGGAGTTTGTAGATGGTACTGCGACTTTATTTAACAATAGGCAGTTAAGTGATAATAAATCTTATGGCAGGTCATTTGCCGGTATTGACTTAGGTAGAGCAGAGGATTATTCAGTACTATCTATCTTCAATGAAAAAGGGGAGCAGTTCTACATTGAACGCTGGAGGCATACCGATTGGAATAGTATTGTTAAAAATATAGCACAAGGATTGAGGACAAATAATGTCCAAACTGCATTAGTAGAAGTAAACTCAATAGGTGACGTTATATTTGAAATGCTACAAAAGGAATGTCAGGGATATTGCACTATTGAGCCATTTGTAACTACTAATCAAAGTAAAAAGGAAATAGTTGAATCCTTAATAGTGGCCAATCAAAACAAAGAGGTTAAATTCTTAAATGTAGATTGGTTAGACAAAGAGTTAGAAATGTTCACTTATGAATACAATCCTAAAAGCAGAGTAATTAAGTATTCAGCTACAAGTGGATTTCATGACGATGGGGTAATGGCTTCATGTTTAGGTTTCCATGCTTACTCAAAATATAAAACAGGTAGATACACACTAATGTAATTAAAAGGTACTTTATAAAACAGATATGACAATAGAACTTCCACAAACATGGCATGACATTGAAATCAGTAAATTCCCATTAATTTACGATGTAGTACGTGATATTGATTTAAATGACAATGAAAAAAAGATACGTGTAATATCAATACTTTCAGATGTAAATGTAAATGAATTAAAAAAGATTAAGATAGACTCTATTAATCAATTAATAGATCACATTCAATTTATCTTTAAAATGGAGTTTCCAAAAGAAGTAGAATCATTTGAACATGAAGGCTACCTTTGGAAAATAAATTATGATATAACAGAGTTAAGTGCTGGTGACTTTATTACATTAAGCAAATTAACCGAGAATGAAGATACCATAATAAACAGCTTACCTCAAATAGTTGCTTTATTTGTAAAACCATATAAAAAGAAATGGTTACACTATGAGCAGGTTGAAATGGAATACAAAGAAATTCAGAAGTTAATTAGTAACATGAGTGTTGGAATCATTTATCCAGTTGCAGTTTTTTTTTGCTCGGCTATAAGCAGTTTACAGGCAGATATAGAGGACTATTTGGAAAAGCAATCCAAACAAGTGATGAAGATATTGCAGAAAGAACTGAACAGCAAAAGCACAATGACTATTGGAGTTGGTATGTAACATTAGATGCTATTAGTCAGAATGATAGAACAAAATGGGATTACTTTTTAAATATGAATGTAGTGGCATTTTTAAATTATCTAAGTTACTTAAAAGACAAAGTTAAATGGCAATAAAGAATCCTAGAACAAAAAAGGCAGTAAATAAGGAATTACAAGATTTCTTTGAATCAGTAGATCAGGGATATGCTGACGAAGATATGTTATTAAAAGCTGTTAATGACTTTGTAAAGCAAGTAAAAAGGAATTTAGTAAATAATGACTTATACGCAAGTGGTAAGTTACATCAATCCATAAATTCACTACCTATTTTAAAAAGAGGTGATATTACTACCATAAGAATAGAAGCTGAGGACTATTACAAAGATGTTGAAGAGGGAACAAAGCCAAAAGGTTTTACAAAAGAGAACAGAAAAGAATTACAGCCTAAAATATTAGAGTGGATAAATGCAAAGGATTCACTAAGTTCAATTGCAAACACAAAAGAAAAACAACGATCATTAAGTTATGCAATAGCTACTAATATATTAAAAAGGGGAACAATAAAAAGATTCGGTTATAAAGGTAAAAGATTTTTAACAGATGAAATACCAAAATTAGAAAATGATTTAATAAAAGTACTTTTAGACAAATGGCAATAACAGTTTATAATACACCAGCAAGTTATGCACCGGCATACAATCAAATGATATTTACTTTGAGCAGTACAAACTCTGCTCAACCTAATTTTAGATACATAGCCGATATTTATGTAAATGGATCATCTGACTATACACGATTAGAAGTAGGTAAAAACCCAAGTAACAATTATGGAACATTTGATGTAAGTGGAATAATACAAAACTTTTTAAGTAGGGATGCGGATGACAATACAACTACATTTAAGCAATGTCAAAACTCAATAGCATCGTATCAGGTTAAGTTTGGTGAACAGTATGGTGCAAGTAGTGGAATAACTAATTACACTAATTTAGTTACACAATCAGGCTACGCTTATAATGGAGTTTTTGATTCACTTAGCTTTTTAGGTTATTCAGTTAATACTTATGTTTTAACAAATAGTTCAACACAATTTTTAACAGATAGACCTACATTTCAAACAAGAGCAGGAGAAAAACTTATTTTAGGTTTAATGACAAATGCCGATGGTGTGGCTTATGATTTAGAGATAATTAGCTACTATGACGATGGTACTATATTTAACACAGTAAGGACAACAAATCCTTATGCTACATTAAGCACACGTGGAGATAGAAGTATTAATGTAAGAGTAGACCATGACTGGTTAAGTAGTTTAACAAATAGTGATTTATCGTTTGGAACAACACCGATATTTACAGCTAACTATGAATACTATACAGTTAAAATTAAAAGTTTAACAGGTACAGTAGTAAGTGAAACAATAACTATTTATCCAGGTGAAGATATTTGCAGTAAGTATGATCCTATCCATTTTAAGTTCATGAATAATTATGGCAAGTATGATTATTACACTTTCACCGGTGCAAAGACTAAAAACACTAACATAACACGAAACACTTACAAAAGTAATCCAAACTCATGGTCATCTACTAATTACAATTACAATCGAATGAGCAGAGGGTTAAACCAATATGAAACTATATTAGACGATACTATTACAATAAATAGTGATTGGATTACAGAAGATGAATCAATATGGTTAGAACAATTGGTTACAAGTCCAGATGTTTATATTTACGATGGTTCAAACTTAGTAGCAGTAAATATCACGAATGCAAACTATGAAACTAAATATGAAGCTAGTCAGCAGCTATTTAATTTGGTTATTTCATTTACATATTCACAAAACAGAAAAAGACAAAGAAGATGATTTTAACTAAGATATACATAAACAACGAGCAGATAGATTTAAAAGAAGATGTTTCAATCCCTCTTAATTTTAATATTGCCG